TGACACGGAATCCTCTGTTTCCTCACAGCCTTATCAGCCTGTACCTAAAGAAGTTGAGGAGCTGCTGTCAACTGACGAAGGCCAGAAACAATGGCTGGCAGAATGGGAGGCCAAAGAAGAGTTTGAATTTGATAAGTGTTTCATTGACGGTGACTCTATGTTATACCGTATCGCTTACACTACCAACTCAGATGCACAAGCAGCAAGTACCTTTGACCTAGCCTTACTGGCTGTGATGAGAGACACTGGGAGTGCTAAGGGGTATGTTGCTGTAAAGGGTAAGGGTAACTTCCGTTACTCCCTTACGGATGACTACAAGGCTACACGTAGTAAGACTGATATGGACCCTCACGTTAAGGATAGACTGGCTAACCTGTACCAGTACTGCTGGGATACTGGTTGCGTTCAATCTGATAACTGTGAAGCAGATGATGTGGTATCTATATGGGGAACTGAAGCTGATGTTGAGGGGTGTTCATGGGTAGTAGCTCATGTGGATAAGGACATTGACATGGTACCGGGGTGGCACTATAACTTCAACAAGAAGACTCTGTATCATACCGATGCAGACCAAGGCCACTACCTCCTATGTAAACAACTACTGACCGGAGATGCCTCAGATAATATCAAAGGTATTAAAGGTGTAGGTCCTAAGACAGCAGAGAAGTTGCTGAAGGATGTACCAACGGAAGGTATGCTTGATGTGGTTCGTAAGGCATGGCGTGATAAACATCCACGAGAGTGGAAGGAAAAACTACAGTTATGCTTCAACCTAATCTATATGCGTAGAAGCTTCGATGACTTTCGTGAGATGACAATCGAAGAGGTATACGGAGAGGGTAACCTAAGATGATAGCGCTTTTACTGATTGTATTTAGTGGGCTTATGTACTACGGTATTCTAGAAACTATTAATAAGTATAAGGACGATGAAGATGCTTGATTTTGATGATGTTGGTGAAACTACTAAGAGTGAAAGCGAATACACTATTGGCCTTAATAGGCTAAGTGATTTTGAAAAGTATGCATTTAAAGAGTACACGTCACACTACGGTGTGGAGCCAGATGCTTTAGACCTTACAGCTTGGATTAAAGATGTGGGTATTGAGTGTGTGATCTTCTGGTTAGATGACAGACATTATGAAATGACTGAGACACTGAGGCATTTAATAGATGAAGACAGAATCTAAACTAGTAGTTGATCCCTCTGAAGGATGGCGTTATGGATTCCCTAAGGCTGCACCGAAAGGCTACATGAAGATGTCATGGGAAGATAAAAAGAAGTGGTACATAGAGCAGGGTTACCCAGCAGAAAAGATTGAAGAGCTAGGTAACTTCTTCTATGTAAGTATGTGGCACAAAGGAGATGACCAGCATGACTATTAAACAAGACTTGGGCCACTGGAATTACAGTGGTCCGCCCTTTAACCCTGATGATTACTTTGGATTCATATACTTGATTACATGTAGTTGCCCTGATGATCCAAAGAGATACATCGGACGTAAGCAATTCCATATGTACCGCAAAGGTAAGGATAGAGTTATCTCTAACTGGAAGAAGTACACTAGCTCCTCTAAGCATATCAATAAAATGATAACAGACTTGGACAGTGACCTCTTTACATTCGAGATACTACAACTGTTTGAAACTAGAGGTGGGTTATCTGCAGGGGAAGTCAAGGTCCAATGGGACTTAGATGTACTGACGGAGAAGTATCCCGATGGTACACCTGTGTTTCTTAACAGACAGATAGGTGCAATTAAATTCATACCTAAGGAAGAAGTAAATCATGATACAAGACAACGACTCGAAAGAATCTCCTCTGGAATTAGAGAAGAGTGGGAAGACAAGAAAGCTATCGAGGATGGAGAGGAAGAAGAAGTCACAACAGAAGAGAAGGTCGATAAAGAATCTTAAAGAAGAGCGGTGGTCCTAATGAGTAAAGATAGATTTGTTGGGCACGTAGCCTGTAAGCATTGTGGTTCATCCGATGGTGTCGGTATGTATTCCAATGGTGTAGGTAAGTGTTTCGTCTGTGATAAAATTACATTTGAGAAAGAAAGAGAATATACTATGCAAGAATCCCATACCCCTAAGAAAGAAGACATCAGAACAATTGATTCCTATGACACCCGTGGTGTACAGGAACGTGGTATCACTAAGCAAGTATCAGCACACTACAACATGCGTGTATCCTACAATGCTGACGGTACCATTGAGTCTCATTACTACCCGTACACTAAGAAGGGGAAGACCTCAGCTTACAAGGTACGTAACTTACCTAAGGACTTCCGGGCCAAGGGTGATATGGATGGCATAGAACTATTCGGACAGTCAACGTTCCCTCAGGGTGGACGTAGCCTTGTAATCACAGAAGGTGAGTTGGATGCTATGGCAGTAGCTCAAGCATTCCTACTTCAGAATAAAACTATCTACCCTGTAGTATCACTACCTTCATCAAGTAACCTTAAGCCCCTCGTAGCTAACCGTGAGTGGGTACGGTCCTTTGATACAGTGGTACTTATGTTTGACCAAGACGAGGCAGGTGAGAAAGCTGTAGAGCAAGCAGCTAAGATCATTGGTTGGGATAAGGTTAAGGTAGCACACCTAGCAGAGAACGATCCATGTGATACATTGATTAAACATGGGCACCGTGGGCTAGTCACTGCCTTCTGGAATGCTCAACCCTACTCACCTGCTAGTGTTGTACGTGGTGAGTCTATCTGGGAAGAGTTTACTAAACGTAAGCAAGTCAAGTCAGTACCCTACCCTCCGTGCCTATCAGGTCTCAACGATAAGCTTGAGGGTATGCGTCAAGGTGAGATTACTTTGTTCACCTCAGGCACAGGTAGCGGTAAGTCAACGATGATTAAAGAGATCATCATGCAACTCAAGGATGAGACAACAGATAACATAGGTGTAATATCACTGGAAGAATCTATTGGTGATAGTGCACAGAAATTCATACAGATGTTTACCGGAGAGGAACCCGATGAAGAAGAGGAGAGAAGAGCGTTTGATAAAGTCTTTGGAGATGGCCGTATTGTTATGCTTGATCACAACGGCTCTGTATCTGATAGCTCTCTTATAGACCAGATAGAGAACCTTTGCTTGTTGGGATGCAAGTACTTGGTACTAGACCACATCACCATTGCTGTGTCAGAAGGTGCTGATGGTAAGACAGGTAACGAAGCCATTGACTCAGTAATGTCAGGGCTGCTTAAGATTGTAAAGAAGCATGACGTATGGTTGGGTATCATCTCACACCTACGTAAGTCTATGGGTAAATCATTTGAGGAAGGACACCTAGCATCTATTGATGACATTAAGGGTTCAGGTTCTATCAAACAGATTAGCTTTGACATCATCACCTTTGCTCGTAACCTAGTTGCACAGAATGAAGATGAACGTAACACCATACAACTACGGGTACTCAAGTCCAGATTCACGGGGCTTACGGGTGACTGTGGTTCAGCTTTCTACGACCAGAAAACCAAGAGGCTTAAGGGTCAAGTAGATTTCTTAGACTACAATGCGGGAGCATAGATGACTAATGCTATACATAGAGTAGCTGAGTACATAAGGAGTAACCGAGACGGTTCCAAAGGACGGAACCATGCTGGCATATCCCTACTGAACAGACACCTTGAGTATGGTGTAGACCATGAGGAGCTAGTTGTGGCTGCAGTACAGGCAGCTCAATCAGTATTCCTCAGGTCCCGTAGGACTAGCAATAAAGCATTCAAGCTTACCGCTACGTCTACTGCAATAGGGCTAGCTGTAGTGTCGAGGATTGGTATCAGTAACAGTACCTACACAGAGTTGTTTTCTGTTGGTGACCTGTTCATTGAAGCCTTACTACATCTTAAGTACATAGAAATAGAGAGGGAGTACGAAGGGTATCGTGCCCCTTATGTAATCTACCTAACAGAAAGATGGGAGGACTTAGGAGATATACCACCATGCTATGAAGGTTCTACCTTACTAGGTACTAGCTTTCGTAGATTTCCTAACATAGAGAAGCTAAGGAACCCCATAACCAAGAGGCCGTATATCAAACGTATGACCTCTGAGAGGGACTTTAGCCAATGCCTTGACCAACCCTTTGTCAAAGCGTTAGAGAAGCTACAGCAGGTACCATGGAGGCTTAACGTAGGGCTAGTGAAAGCCTTAAGGGATAACGTAACAAAGTTCATAGATATGGAAGACAAGTCTGACAAGGGTAGGTCTAAGCGTATCGAGATGAAGTTCATACTCAACAAAGCTAGGGCTATAGGTGACAAGGATTTCTATCAGGCAGTTGAATGTGACTACCGTGGTAGGGTGTACTACACCGAACCTTTCCTTAACTTCCAAGGGTCTGACTTATCCAAGGGACTCTTTGAGTTCGCTAATGCTAAGCCAATGGATGACCGTGGGTACTACTGGCTATGTATCCACACCGCTTGTTCATACAATCAATCGTACACAATACAGGAGCTTGACCAATTAAACTGGCTAACCGAAGACTACAAAATGAACTTGCAAGAAGAAGGTCTGGATACTATTTCAGTAGACAAAATGACCTTAAGGGACAGAGCACAGTGGACGATACAGAATCTACCAGCACTGATAGCGGATGCAAAGGACCTGAGGTTCAAGACGGAGGCAGAAAAACCAGTAACTCTGCTGGCCTGTTGCCTAGAGCTGCAAGGGTACTCCGAGGCGGAGGGTGAGTACTTATCAAGGTTACCTATACCAGTAGACGGGAGTAACAATGGATGGCAACACCTAGCTGCTATGTCTAAGGACAGTCAAGCAGGTGAATTGGTCTCAATTGTTCCTAAAAGTATACAAAAGGACTTTTATGTACAGGTTGCGAAACGTTTGATAGGCAGAATGCCTGAGTGGTTTGCTAAGCGAGACATACCCATGAAAGCTATCCGTAAAGGGATTGCTAAACGTGGGGCTATGACTAGAGCATACTCTGCAGGTCAACGTAAGATAGCAGAGAACATGTACTACGATTGTAAGACTGAAGGGTACACTAAGAAGTATAAGATAAGCAAAGAAGACTGCGACTTGCTCGCTAAGAATCTAATCCTTGCTATCAATGATACTTGTGTAGGCCCCCTAAAGACCATGAAGTTCCTACAGAAAGTAACGGACTTCATCATAGGTAGTGGTGAGACTTGCCTCCAATGGACTACACCCTCAGGGTTTCCTGTGATGTATGAAGTATGGAAGCAGAAGAACATGACTATCCGTGGTACAATACGTGGGCTAGGTCAGGTAGGGCACAGCATAAAGATACCTGTAACTACCAGTAGTGGTAACTTGATACCTTGCAGGAGATCTTTTGCCTCTGGGTGTTCACCTAACTTCGTACACTCTATGGATGCTGCACACATGGCTAAGGTAATCGAGACATTCTCGGGGAACTTCGGGGCTATACATGACTCCTTCTCTACCCATGCCTGTGATGTAGATAAACTAGTAGAGCATACCAAGTGGCAGTTCGCTATGTTGTACAACTGTGACAACTTCTTCAACCGAATAGAAACAATGTTGATAGAGAACTTCAAGGACTACAACGTAACACAACCAGAGCTGGGAGACCTCAAGATAGAAGAGGTTGTTAGCTCAGATTATTTCTTTTCTTAAGCTAAGGATTCAAAATGAGTAATGATAAAGTAGTAACAATGCCGGGTGTAATTAACACAGAAGCCCGTATAAAAACTGTTGAGGACCTGAAGGACGAAGAGGGTCTCCTTATGGACCTTCAATCTGTCCTCGATAAATATAACGGTAGAGTAACTAACCTGTCTATGGTTGGAGCCCTTACCATCTATGCAAACCAGATAGCAATTGGATCAATACTAGGAGAAGATAATGAGCTTTGAGATTATGGAAGACTTGGAAAATAAAGTAGTAGACTGGGGGTATGATAAAGGTATCCTAACAGGGGGAGAAGCTACTAAACAGCGTAAGCTCAAGCAGTTCTCTAAGACAGAAGAAGAAGTAGCTGAGTTGCTTGATGCAATCCTAGCTGAAGATAAGGTGGAGGCTGTAGATGCTATCGGTGACATACTTGTTACACTTATTATGCAAGCAAGGCTTTGGAATACTAATCTATATGAGTGCCTCGATGAAGCTTACGAGGTTATCAGTAAACGAACTGGACGAATGGTTGATGGCATATTCGTTAAGGATAAATAAATGAATTTTAGTATTGGTACTTATATTATAAGCATAGATTTCCGTATGGGTGTAGGTCTTGACCTTGAGTTTGTAGACTCACGGCCCGTATGGACAATGAACAATAACACAGGGAACGTTAAGGCTATGTGCATGGAGGGTATGATTATCCTTGTGCCATTCGTTCTTATTTCAATTGGTAAAGTATACGACGAGGTAGGGTAATGAGTAATAAATCATATAATATTATGAGACATGAGGGGATTGATGATATGGATTACGTGGAGGAGTTGGGCTTAGACCCTGCTCTTGCATACACCCCAGAGATCAATGAGGCTATCATCAAGAACATCGAAGCTAATAACTTCGTAGAGTTCATGGCTCAAGGTATGTCTGAAGCACAAGCAACACAACAGTCTGAAGAGCTAGCCAAACGTGGCAGAGCTAACGTAGCTAAAGGTACTGAGGTACTTGAAGGCAAAGGTTACTAAAAAAAAGAACCCCAATTAAGGGGTTCAATGGTACTACTGAGGGGCCCTTACGGGTCCCTCTTTTTTATTGTTATTGTTGTATTGGGGGTAAGAAGTCTAGCATGTCTACGTTAGCAGCATCATCCATCTGATACTGTAGTATCCTACTGTTAGTCCGTTTAACTTCAGCTTCAATACCCTTACGTCTACGGTTAGAATCTACAACAGCCTTGCTAATCTGACCTTGAATGTTATTGTAAAGCTCATCTTGTATAAACTGTTGAGCATCAAACAAAGTCTTGTACGTCCTGTACTGATTCAACTCTACACCGTCACGGCTAGGCTTACTCTGAAGGTCTTTAATGAACGACTCAGCTGCAGCCTTGCTTTTGTGTTCACCACTAAAGTTCTTACGTAAGGTGTCAACAACAAGGTCAGCAATGTCACCGTAGTCTTGCTCATCAATCATAGAGCTGCCAAACTTAGCAGACATATCACTGAAGTGCTTATACCCATCCTTGAGGTTCTCCTTTAGGCTAAGCTCTAGCCCTTCAAGCATCTTAGTATTTGTAACATTCTTGTAGAAGATCTGATTAATCTTACGCTCAACTGCTTCAAAAGAACCAAGGTCTGTTATGACAGCATCGAAGATCGGTAGGATATAAGGGTCACCACCTACTTCTCTACGTAGGGCATTCATACTTTGATCAGAGAATAACTCAGCCATAGTAGTCCCGTCCATGCTTTGAGCAAGGCTTGGTAGTATCTGTCCAGCTGCAACAGCTCCCATTCTACCACCCCTTTCAGCAGTAACATCAAATACCTTTTGCTTTTCCTTAACACTTACCTGTGTTTTAAGTGTACCTCTCTTGGCTTCTAAGGCAGCAACTCTATCCATGTTACCTGATTGCTTAGCCTTTTCTATAAGAACGTTAAGGTCTTTATCTTTAAACTCTCGACCACCTTTCTTTGTTCTAGCCTTAGCGGTTGTAGCTTTAGACTGCTTACCTGTGTACTGGTAGGTAGTGCCACCGAATGTAACAGTGCCACCCAAAGGGTTAGTTGTTTCTAAAGCAAGGCCATACAGTGCAGAAGCACCTACCATTCGTTTAGCTAGAGTAGAGAAGTTTACAAGATCAGAGCCAAGGGTTTCCCGAAGGGCTGCTTCACGTACATCATTCAATAATACAGCTGCTTTAGTTACACCACCGAATCGAACAGAGGCTGCCCTTAGTTCACTGTCAGATACAATAGTATCATAGACAGACTCAACT